GCGGGCTTAGACCTGTGCGCAAGTTAGGATTTTTGTTAATCTTTTTTATGTGAGGAGCGCCGTTAGTGATCGTAAAACCTGACAGTTGCTCAAAGTCAAAAGAGGCAACCCTAGACATTAGCCTAGATTTCTCTGACTCTCTTTTGCCTTGCTTACTGCCTTCGGGGAGCTTAGGTCTTCCTGCACTACTTCTGGATCGTCTTGAACTCTCCCCACGAGGGTTGATTTGCCAACTCTCTACGAAAGCGCCTGTGTCAACGGGGGAGTAGTCTACAGCATCTGAGACAATCTCTGACGCCTTTTTCTTTATTTCGACCTCAACCTTTTCGTTGATAGACTCAATCTTTTTGAAGAAGGACTTAGCAACAGTAACCTGCATAACCTATTCCTCTACGTGACAAATATAACACACCGCTCCGCCACCCGAGAAGATCGTTGTAACACCTGTGATAACAACAGTGTCGCCGTTGCCTATGAGTTGATCGTCTTCATCAGGGATGTGTCCGTCCAAAGCAGAGATAACACATTTACGTGTCCCCTTGCGGATTTGATCTACGTCCAAAGTCTCGTAGTTGTAAAAGTAGCCTGTTACAGTATAGTCCGTAGTGGCTAACCCATCAATCTCACCCGTTGCAGGGTTGTAAGTACCGCCTGTAGTAACCTTACGAAGTGTTAAGTCCTCACCAAAGTCTCTCACGAGGTTCAGTAAGTCAAGGGAGCGAAAAGACATGTCCTACTCCTTATTCATACTCTGGTGTTTGATAGCTCGGAGGGTTCTTAAAGCGGTCACGGCGGAATGAGCCTCCCACACGGTTAGTGTTAGCCCTCACAGCCGTAATACCTGATTGAGTAATACCGCCAGCTAGGATACCAACAGAAGCGCCAGAGGTCTTCCCTTGATACTCTAGGTTATCAGCTAGAGTAGAGTAGTGTTTCATAAGGTCAGAGTAGTCAGCACTAAGCGCACCGTCTAAGTCAGTGTTTACCTTACGTGCATACTGAGAGGAGATAGTACGAGCAGTCCACCCAGCGGAATAGTAAACATTGTCACCATTCTGAGAGAGAGCAAAAGTGATCTCTTCGTTCTGCACTTGCTGATCTAGTGTATCTGTATCACCAACCAGAAGTCTTACTGTGTTGAGACGACCAGAGGCCGTAGTTGTATCCAAATCTGTAGGATCGTATGACCAAGCCATTTAGTCGCCTCACTGTTTCAATCGTTTAGGATTTTGTCTCGGATGGTGTAGAAGTCTTCTGTGATCCAAGCACTGTTGTTCAGGAACCGACGGATAAGACCACGTTGCTTATCGTCAATCTTAGACTTCTTGCACCTCTTGATATTGTATTCGTTTGTGCTTGAGGTACGGTCTTTAACTACTGCATTAAGAAGGTTCACCAAGGCATCTAGTTGTTTACCTGAGAACTCTGACAGTCTGTCGCCAACCTTATTCTGCACTTCTAATTCTTTGTTGTGGTATAAATAACCAGTGGCGTAAAGGATAGCTACTTTATCTTGTTCGATATTTTGCTCTAACCAGTTAAAGTGTTCGCCACGTTTCCAGTTCTTGCCGTTAGCTGAAACTGGCATCTTAATAAACACAGGCCAATCGACCTGCCAGCCCAAATATGTTGGGTGCATAGGACTACTCCATTTGTAAGGATACTGTTATGTTCTTTTATAAGTTGGGTGGAACCCCAAGACTAATCTCAGGGTTCCCCATTAGTGTAAGTAGCTTATGCTACAACGTCTTCGAAGAAGTAACCCAAATCAGCGCCGACGACTTTCATGTCGTAGGACATCTTAACTTGGATGTGTTCTGCAACTTGCTGACGCTTCAGGGCATCGTCGGAGAAGCTCTCGACGGTAACACCAAGGTTGTTGACCCCTGGAATGTTGTTCCATGCGAATGTCAGACCAGCAGCAGGTGTCATCAGACCAGCAGAGCGTGGTGTGTGTGCCAGCAGTGCGTTCTTGCCACCGATAAAGGCGTTAGCTTCTGCTACACCTTCTACAGCACCGTTCTTAACTGCTTCCATGACGTAGAAGTTTTCTACTTCAAAGATTTCAGCCAACTTAGCGTCTGTGATAAGCGCAGTGTTAGTAACTGTTGCGCCACCATTCAAACGAGCAAGTACGTCTGGGTGGTTAACCAAGATGTCACGAACTTCTTTACCAACAACCATTGTGTTTGGCTTGAAGCCACCAGAACCCAACTGCATTGTACGACGTGCAGTAGTTACGTCTGTCAATGGTGTGGAGTTCGTGTAGTCAGACCACAGGTTAGATGGTGTGTTGTCTGTAGCCCAGATACCAGCAGAGAAGAAGTTGTCAGCGAACTGCTCTTCACGGTGGATCATCAGACGGTTTGTCAGAGTTTGTGCGCCAGCGGAACGAATTTCCAACATAGCATCTTCGTTAGCAAGTGTCTGCTCGTCGAAGTCCATGCCGAGGCCAAATACGTCAGCAAAGTAACTATCGTTGGAGATTTCCATACCGATGCGGTTTACTTCAGTGCGTGGTGCAAG